CAATCTAGAAGGCGAATTGCTTCGTCATCTAATTGTACAGTAGCATAGGAACTTTGTAAAGTCATCCAATTATTTCCATCCCATACTTCTACATTTTGATTAGAAGTATTGAACCGCATATTGCCTATGCCCTGAGCACCACTGTAGTTGTTGACATAATTACTGCCAGGCATTCCGCCGGTAACAGTAATATATCTACCACCTTGATTTATACCTTTTATCATGCCTGTGCAGGAATAATATATTTGTAAGTAGCAATACCGCTATCTAATTCAATTTGCATTGCACCGTCGTTACTAAAACCAATTTTAGCATTGTTAGCATCTGCAATCTTTAAGATGCTCAACACTGGAACAACTGGCCATGTCCATGCTTTAGTTAACTTACCTGTAACACCAGTAGCAAATACAAACTCACCACCGTGACTGCTTTGGTCGCCGAAAGTAAAGATTAGTTTATCACCGTCTGTTTTTGCTAAGAAAGTTGTGTGCTCTGTGTTAGCACCTGCTTGGAAGTTAAAACGCTGAACTGCGCTAACTGTTGGAGCAACTTCTACGTGCCAGTTAACACCGCGGAACTTAACAGTCTTAAGTTTCTCGTTAATAATTTCAGTATTCATGAAACGATAATCGTTCTTGAAGTCACCGTCTTTATTTTCAAAGTGTAAACCTACTGGCAATGTTTCACCATTGCGATCAGCGGTAACAACTTCAATCTTGGCATCATCTTGATATTCTTTGCCTTCAACTAGATAACGTAGTTTTTCTAATTGCGGCATACCAAAGACACCTTGCATTGCTGGCTGTGGATCTTTTGTTTCTGCATACATGATAACGCTACGGTCATCGGCCATGCTGTCGATAAGAGTTTTGTCTTCAGTACCTGTAACTTTAACAATATTTAAAAAGCCTAGTTTGTTAGTATGCGCGACAATATCTTGTAAGATGGATTTCATAGTTATAATTCCTTTGTATTATTTTATTTAGGTTTGTGGAGAAAGTCAACAACAATTTTAATCAAAACTGAATAGACTTCCAAATGTGTTTGTTTCGGTGGTACTATTTAGATCCCATTCTAGTACCCCGATAAGATTTTCAATTTTATTATTGATAATGGTTGCTTCCATTTCTGCATGGTCGAATGGTAAATCTTGGAACCACTTAGGCAATCGAAGTTCGTCAACTGGATATGCTACGCTGTTATAACCTAGTGGATTACTTTTCAGTTTACAAACAATAACTTTCATACCGTCAACAATTTGCTGACTGTATTTGTCACCGTTCATTCGACGCAGAGTATTCCAGTTAATACTAGCACGAACGTGTCCAGGCATATTAGTTTTACCAGCCTTGACTTCCTTGGCTTGATATTCCGTAATGTTATTAGCACGTTTTGGACTACCTTTCTCCCAACCAGGTCGTGCCTTGAATTCAGTCCTAAATTCCATAATACGGTCTAAGACTTCTTTTTCTTCGGCACCGTTAAGCACATTGGTTAGAATTTCTTCTAAGAACTTTTGCATAAATTCTGGCGTGTCACTACGCTTTAAATCTAAGCCCATAGCCTTAATTTTACCTGGCTTACCATCTACGTCTGTACGCTTGCCTTCTTTATCATAGTAAAGTACAGCATAACGCTTCTTAGTAATGAACAAGCCTTTGATAGCAACAATTTCACGACCTGCTTTAATAACTTCACCGCGACTCTTAGGACAGTGATGTGCATCTAACATGAACTGTGGGAATGTACTGTTAACTTCTGCGGCAATAGTATCATATAGTTGTATGCAAGTATCTTTATCCCAGTGGATTTGTCCTTTGGCAATGTCGTTCTTTAGACTGCTATAAGCACTGAAGTATGCAGAGTCAGTATCACCATAGATAATTGATTTACCTACGTGATTATACTCACCTGTGATTACTTCATTTATTTTCGCGGCCATGTGGCGAGCAATGCCTCTTCCGGTAAGGGTAGTGGATTGACCAATACGATTATCAAAGAACCTGCAACCAACGTTAAGAATAGCACCGTATAGGCTATTGAGGTTAATCTTTTTAACCAACTGTCTTTTATCCCAATATTCTTCTTCAATTTTATTCTCCGCTTTAATAGCATCTTTTAGTTTGGCCTGCATCTCCTTACGTTCAGCATACCAACGCTTTAACAGTCCGGGAATAATTCCTTCGTGTTCGTGTGTGAAAATTGTGCCATTGGCACTGAGCATCCAAGGTTTACCACTTTCATAAATTAATTGATAAATCTCAGCACCGCTCATAACGCTAGTTTCTCCGTTCTCCCAATCAATGATAATATCATGAGCACGGTCTTGGTTCATTACAAACTCATACTCGTTTGTACCAAACTTGCCTTCCCAACTTGCGGCAAAACTATCTCCTTTGCCTTGTTTGAAACCAATTTCTTCTTTAGTATAATCTTGGCGCAGTTGTCCTACAATAGTTTCTGGACCCATGTTAAGGGCACGAATCACAGAAGGATATAGTGAGTTAATATCCATTGATCCGATGTAGTCATGTAATCCCTTTTTAGGATATGCAACATAAGCACCTGCGGCTTGGTTATCTAGGTTCTCGTCACGCTTAGGTCGACTTGGCACAATCATTCCACGATGGTGTGCTTCATTTACAATAGCCTGTTCTGTAACAGCAACAGCACCCATTGTAGTTTGTAGCAACACGGTATTTTCGTGTGCGATTGTATTTGCAAGGTCTAGGAATTTTAGTTTCTTATCGAGTTTGTTTAACAACGCACAGTCTTGTCTGTTGTATTCGATGAACTTGCGGAAGTCATTGTTGTAAAGTTGATCCAATGTACCTTCGTAGACTGTTTTACTTTCGCCTATCTCCATTTCTCCAATGGCATCCAACCTGTAGGTGTGGCGTTCTTCATAAGTATATTTTCTGTACAACTCGAGACTGTCGAGATGAACACGACCAACCAAATCATAAGTGACAGCATCTTTTCCATATTTTTCGTACTCCCGCTTTTTGGGCATAGCATCCCATAAACAAAGTCTACGAGTATCTTCCTTACTAAGAACTTTGATAATTCTATTTACTGTGTAAGGCATATCAAAGCCTTCGCTGTTCCAGCCACTTAGTACATCTGCGTCTTCGATTAGGTTAAGAAATGTGTCTAACATTTCATGCTCTGTTTCGAACAGGTATGTATTAGGAAAGTCTTTAACTTGTTCTTTTGCCTGCTCCATAGTAAGAGTCTTTGGAGGAATAGCAAGACATACAAGTGTGTCTAACCATTGTAGGTGAACAGCAATTGCAGTGATTGGCATAAATGCATCGTCTGGTGATGCATAGCCGCGCTCTGGATCGAAGTCCACCTCAATATCCCAAAACGCTACATTAAGTTTTGGTGGCTCTTTGCCGAGGTAGTTTTCTTCTAGACAACGGAAGATGGGGTTAATATCACTTTCGTATAGTTTGTGCCCGCTGTGAATTCTTTGTTCTTTTGTGAACTCTTTCCAACTTTTTGCGGTTACTTTTGAAAGGTTTTCGCCGTAAATTGATTTATATTTGCCCCTTTGATCAGGGTAATAAAACATATAACGTGCAGGGTAGTCTTGATAGATTCTGCCCTTTTTAGGATCTCGTTCAACGATACGAACGATGTCCTTTTCGCGATCCCAGATCGCATCGACATAACTCATAATTTTTCTCCTATGCAATTTGCGGCTTGCACATACCAACTCGATCATTTGTGGCTGATCAAACCTTTCTCTTACATATTTATTAGTCTAATATAACCAATAAGATCTATCGTGACTAGCAGTACATAATTAGCCACCATGCCTGTACTCTTACGTGTCCATGCCGCCCATCCGAAGATAGCGCATTGTGCGATGAATATTGGATATAACCAAATAAACAGTGGATCAGTTGCGCCCGCCGCAAGAGTAAGCGAACACCCTAAACTCATAAACCATGCTGTAATTTCTAAAACAAAACGTGTAGGCCACTCTTTAAAGTCGCCCTTTGCCCAGTTATAGATGTTTGCAATGGTGTTTGTAATTTGATCCATTACTCTTCACGACGGTGTGAATGTCCGCTGATATCAACAATGGTTTCGAGATCGTCGAACTCGCGGAATACTTGATCCCATGTATCCTTCATAGACACTCTAATTGCTTTTTTAATTACACTAGGTTTAACTTCTAGTTCTTCTGCTACTGCTTTGATTGTTTCATTCAAACCTTCTTGAAGGTCTTGAATTTCCTGCATGACTGTCATGCCTTCAGCAACGATTTGTTTGATTTTTGCCTGCTCTGGTGCGCCAAATGCTTTACCCATAGTAATTCTCCTTGTTCTATAGTATATAGTATTAAACGGAGAGAGTCAACTAAATTTGATGTTTATTGTCCAATTGCACTAGGATGTAATCTTACACCTAATACTTTTTGTACCATTTCCCATGCTGATTTTTTATCATCTTGGGAGAGCAATTTCTTGAACATTGCTTTTTGTTCCGGAGTTGCCTCTTTATAGAATTTGGTCAATTCCATGATACCTATGTTACCCGGATATACGGCTTCGTCTAAGTCATCTAAAAATGTCTCTGCAAATTTTCTACAGATACGTTTGATATCTGGATTAGATGTTTCTTCTAAAGTATATTCTGCGTGTTCATTATGTTGGCTAGGATCTATAAATCCACAATATACTTTTCGGCAACTGCTGTTGTTTACCAAATCGGTACAACTTTCTCCATACCGCTCATCCATATCTTTTTCATTACACGGACTTAATGTGGTAAGAATAATACTACCTTCTGGAATATCGCCGTAGTGTTTCACATACCTGTCCATTGCTACACGTTCAGCGTGGCGTCTAGTACCATCTTCGGCCGCCTCGTTAACACCGAAGACTTTGCGGTTTTTGGGGTCTAAGACACAGGCCGCAACCATTCCGTATTTTACAGGATCATCTTTCTGTCCTTTGATTACATGGTGGCAGAGTTCTTTGAGGATGTCATCCAACTTGGGACGATTATGTATTTCATAATCACTCTCATCAAACTCTCTGAGTCTCATTTTTTCTTTTTCTTAGGATTCTTAGCACCGTAACTTGCGGCAATGGCCATCTGGCGGCGCTTCTCTTTGTTCTTGCCTCTAAATTGAGGTGCTGTAGATTTTTCAAAATCTTTAATCCATACATCCACTGGGGCATTAGC